TTGTTTTAAATGGCTTGATTTATATATTCAAGATCTTAAAGATGCACCTGCTTCATCTAAGTGGAATTCAAATTCTTCGAAGGGAAATAAATCCCGATATTCTCGAGGTAATAAGAATAAAGTAGAAAAGGAAGAAATGTAATAAACATAACATTATAATGCCAAAGGAGATATGCAAATACAACCTCTCTCAAGTGTTACTGACGATTTAACAAAAGATGAAGAGTTGCGGCTTTCCATAATCCTATCACGATTAGAAGCAGGTGATTCTCCGTTTTAATCACACCCATTGGTAAGAGGGTTGGGCCTGATGAATTATTCGAATCTTGGAAACGGATCTTTGATAAGAATTCTAATCGCATGAATAATGTTTTGATTGAAATTGAATCCGCACAGTCAGAAAAGTATGGTCCACGATCAATCGCTAAACCATTTTCCGAAGTGCGTGATTCATTTCTTTCAACTTATAGCAATTCAGATCATACTTGTGAGCACATATCAAGCACACCCCCTATTAGTAGAGATAGAGGCATACTTCGCCCAATTGGCGACGATAAGGCTTTCAAGATGATTAAGAAGAATACTAATTCAGGCCTACCATATCTGATGAGAACTAGTAAAATTCTAAATGAATTGAAAAGTGATTTATATAGTGACTATGATAAAGATTTACCAACTGTACCTTTCGTAAGGACTCAGGAGAATGGGAAAACACGTATTGTTAATGGTTTTCCAAAGTCAGACATCGTAGTTGAATCTACATTCTTTCAACCACTATTTAATTACTATAGGAAACTTCCATGTTACGCCGCCATGAGAGGACCTAGCGAGGTGGACGCAGCCATGACAAAATTAATTTATGATGCCAATAGATTAAATTTGTTTACAGTTTCAGGCGATATTTCTAGTTTCGACGCTAGTTTTGGAATCCCACTGCAGGACAAAAGTTTCGACGAAATGAAATACTTAATTAATTCAGCATATCATGACAAATTCGATACTATAAAATTCCGTTTCGGATATAAACGCATTCTACTGCCAGATGGTGTTTATTCAGGTGGTCATGGTATACCTTCAGGTTCACAATTCACTAATTTAGTTGGGAGCGTGGGTAACAGAAAGGTTTGTGGTGTAGCTATTGAGCTTTCACAATATCTAGGTGACGATTTTGCCGCTGCTACTAGTAATCCAGATTTACTATTCCAACGTTACGATGATTGTGGAATGGAACTGAACAAAGATAAAACCGTGACAGCAAGCGGGTATTTTCTTTACTTACAAAACCTTTATCATCCAGATTATATGATAGATGGTGAAATCAGAGGTGTATACCCTACTTTCAGAGCTTTAGGAAGATTAGTATACCCAGAAAGATTTTCGGACTTTGAGTCTTTCGATATGGACGGCAAATCTTATTTTGCTATACGCAGTCTTAGCATTTTGGAAAACTGCAGGAATCATCCACTATTCGAAGAGTTCGTTAAATGGTGGTTAAAGTACGAAAAGTACGCAATTCCCTCAAATCAAAGTATCGCTAACTATGTTAAGTATGTTAACGCTACTACTGGAACTCTAGGGACTACAAATCAGCGAGGTGATGATATTAAAGGTTTGACCAATTTTAAATCTTATCAACTTGCCGTGAAATATGGCTAAGAGTG